ACGGATATACGCTTTTGCAGGAGGATAATACTCCTTGGGAAGGAATGCTTTTGGGGGACAACGAGTCTGTCCTAATTCCTTTGGGAGTTCGTCGCAGAAGAAGTATGGGAGAAGGGAAATACGAAGAATTCTACGAACCAGTCAAGAATGCTGGTTTAGCGCTAAGTTGGTACAAGATGCCGTCGGGAAGATATGAAATAACTGTGTATATAGCGTAAGCGAGGAATTTTATGATAGCAAAAACAGTTAAACTTGCACGTAATGATGAAATCGCCGTCGATTTCAACAATAGACAGGCAATTGCTTGGGCAGTTATCGGATCTTGGTTGTGGAAGCTGATTAAGTACGGTCCTGTTGTGTATAAGGTTGTGAAGAAGATAATCGAATACATAAAAGGAAGCACTGCTACCACAGAAGGCACCAATCTAGAAGGACAGCAAGCAGAGTTGAAGTCGGCGAGTTCTTCAGATGAAGTACTTGGCGTAATCGGACAAGTTGTGGATGTGATAGGAAAAATTATTGGATACGGACGAGAAGCTTTGAGTAGTGAGTATGCAGATCTTGTGGACGATCTTCTCAAATTGTTCGGACTCGGACCGGAAGAAGTAGACCAATTAAAAGAAAAGTTGGACGGGGTACTTGCTTCTCTACAGCAATTTATAGAGGAAGTCGGTCCAATGATTCCTAAGACAGAAAACGAACCAGAGTCCGCTGATTACACTTTGGGTGAGGAGGAGTATTCTATTGCCATGGCAGATATTGACAGAATCGTTGAGGGGAAATGTCTTGAAATAAATTCAGGATTGTACAGCATAAAAAGTGGAAGTGAGTACTACTCCGGTATTGAGTCAGCTATGAAAAAAGTTGCCGAGTACAACAACATAGATAATGTTGAGGAGATAGAGATACAGATAAGCAAGGAAGGGATGGTCGCCGTCTTCAGAAAAGATAGAACAGCTGCCGCCTTCGAAAATGTCGACTTTGTCGCTGGCTTGAGCGCAATGGGGGCGGATAGGCTCCTGAATATGTTTGCAGATCCGGAAAACCAAAGTGGTTGGGGAGAAACTGCAGTCAAAGGTTTCTTAGCAGGAGCCACGAATGTTGGATTCACGGCAGGCATGTCCATCGCCAAAGTTATGGGGGCTGGTACCCTTATGCAGATAGTTGCTGGTGGTGTAGGAGCCATTGCTGTATATATGCTAACCCACATGGGATCAGAAGAGGAAAAGGATTCTTTCGACCAAGTAATGGCGGACCCAAGCAAGGCAGAAAAACTTAAGGCGTATGCGGCTGAGAAAGGAATCGACATAAGAGATGCGTGGAAAGACTATCTTCTGCTGATGAAGGACCAAATGTAAGGACTTAAAAATGAAAAAAACGGCTATCACATATGGTACTTGGTACGGTCGACTGAATAATCTCGAAAGAAGAATTCGAGAGTGTGGTTCAGATTTTCCTACAGAGGAAGAAATCGACAACCTTATAGAATCTGTTGGGGATGCCTTTGGAAAGGTAGATACACAACGAGTTGTCCTTCTACAGTTATTCGGATTAAAGAGAAAATGGGTAAGGGCGAATCGTGAATTACAGAAGCAAAGACGAGAGGAGATGGCGACCATGGACGTTCAACCAACCATAAACACTGAGGAAAAATTGAATCTTACTGAGGATATCGCTGCGTCAGTTTTTGATGCAATAACGAAAGTAGCCCAAGCGAATAATATCGTAACAGCAGACACTGTAACAGTTACTTTGAATAAGGACGGAGGTTTGATTGCTTTTAGGGGAGCGAGTTCAGACTTCACTGAAATCCCTACCGATGTTTCAGTAACGGAAGTTCCGGAAAAAGTTAAGGTCGTTGTTGTTGGGCCGGACGATCCGTCAGGGGAACTTTCAGTTTGGGTAGAAGAAGCAAACTTAGGAGAAGACGACCATCCGGAAAGGTTGAGTATTGGTGAAGATGAGTTTATAAACTTGCTAGACGAGCAGCAACTAACTGACTTTGAAAACGGAGTCGATGAATTTGAGCTAGATGCATCCAAAGTAGAAGGCTATCGGCAACGAAGAACAGAAAAGAAACAAACAGGTGCAGAACCAAAAAGTCCTTACAACGATTCGGCGTTGAAGGACCTGGGTATAGTGGAATAAGGAGAGGTATCATGAAGATAAACAGTAGTACCATAGGTATTGAAAAAACTAGTTCTGAATATAACGATCTAGAAAATATAGTTTTCAAGATCGCAGCAGTCAATGGTGTTAAGGATGTTGAGGCGGTGGATATCCGTATCTCAGCTGAACGAGGAACGCTTGAGTTCAGGACAGTAGAAGGAGGACAGGCACAAACGGCACCAAGTTCTGGAACTACAGTGCAGCCACAACCACTCGGTCAAAACTCAGGTGCGGTCACGCTTCCCAATACTCAGGTCGAAGACAAGACACAACCTGGGGTTTACGCACCAAAAAATGATGGGATAAGTCCCTTGGACCAGAAATCAAGTATGGTTACGGATGGAAGACAGAGGAGATCTGATGTATACCAAGATCCGGCATTAAGCATGATGACTCCTGAGCAACAGGAAGCATACCTAGCAAAGCAGCGGGTTGATGCGCAGGAACCAAGTATCACCGAGCAGGAAGCACAGAAGTCGGTAGAACCTGGTTACTATGCGCCTCGTGATGGTGGTTCCTACGCTCCTCCAGCAAAACAACCAATAAAAAATTGGAAGGACGTTGTTCCTCGTGTAGATAGCGTAAGAAAACGGCAAAATCAAGAAAACACTATAACAATAAAGGAGTCTGTGATGAAAATCAACAGTAGCACAGTCAGCATTGACAAAACAAGCGCAGAGTATCAGGCGCTGGAAGGAATCATATTTAAAATAGCTGCTCAGAACGGTATTAAGGATGTTGAATCCGTTCATGTCAGTCTCTCAGAAGAGCAGGGAATCGTCGGCTACAAGGTAGCTGAAGTGGACTTTTCACAAGCGCACATCCAAGAGACAACGACCGGAGAAAAGGTGGAAGGAAAAGAAGCTCCAATGGAAGAATCTGGAAACAGTGCTTCTGAAACTCCGACCGATCCTGTTGAGGGAACAAAAGTTGATCCGCAGAAACAATCATAAGAGACTTTTTTATGATAAAGGTTTCCTTTGTAGCGCACGTTCCTGGACACAAGAATAGTTCTGGGGAAGTTGCTCCGTGGGTTGTGAAACAACACGAGACGGGTAAGATTTTATCTTCTCACAAGACAAAGGAAGAAGCGGTTAGCCATCTGAGAGATATCGAGGGACACAAAAAGTCGTTTGTCGGAATTAAGGACATCGATTGTCTCATAAAGCTCGCAGGCAAGTATAACCCTGGATTCGACGATAAGTTGTTTGTTACGGACGTTATAAACGACCCAGCGGAAAAAACGATCCATACGTATGTTGTAACTGGAGGAGAAGAACCCGTTGTATGTGGGCAAGTCGGTATGGAGTTTCGAATGATACTCATGAGAGACTACCCGATATACATAAAAGCTTCCGAGTATGATAATTTTATACATAGTATTTGGGAGAAGGATATAGCCCCCCTCGGAGATGAGATCGAACTTAATGAGAGTATTCATCGAAAGGTACGACCGCTTGTTCCAGAGTATATTTTAGAGTATATTTGTACAGAGGTGCATCTACTTACAAAAATTTTTAAAGATCTCGAAGGTAAGGGCCGATCTCTTAAACTTGATTGGAATGATGATGGTGCCGGAACTGTTCGAGTTAGCAATGTTGATATTACGTTTCCATTTATTACGGTAATTAAAGCAACAAAGCTCATAGAAGATAGGGGATACTGGACAGAGAAGTTATTGTAATGTATAAGGAATTTATAACACGTCGTCTTGGCTCCATGCTCACATTTCGAAGAAATGCCGAACTGAAGCTTATGGACAAACGATCATTCTTCTCTGATTCAAAGAGAAAGGAAATAATCGTATGGACTTGGCTTCAGAAAGGGAAGGATAAGGACCAAATAAAGGAATTCATAATCGATAAGTTTAATGTCTCAGACGCCGATGCGGAGAGTATCTACTATGAAGCATATCCAGATGGTATTGACGGAATGGAAGAAGAGATACTCGACCAGCTCGATGAAACGCTCAAGCACGTTGTAAACATGAAGGCGTCTATGGTATCCGACGCAATAGATGTTGTTGCTGGTTTAGCCCCAGAAGTAGCATTGGACCAGCATAATCTGAGTCCAGTTGTAAAAAATCAGCTCAAGCTGGTCATAGGAAGTCTTCTCAGAAGACGAAATCTTGTATAGGGAGAAATATCATGGAATTTAAAGGAATCAACAACATAGACGATTTGGTCAGAAATGCTGGCATCGGTCAGAGGGAAACACGTTTCCGGGTAAGCATCTACTTTGATGTCAACGTGCCTGAAACGGGAGATATTGAGGCTGACCGGGCAAGGGCAACTGCGATTGCTGAAGCTGCTACACGAATCCTTAGCCAACATTCAGATGAAAATACTCCGATCAGCAATCCGTATGTAGGTGGGGTAAAAAACAATCCTTTTGGGTCGATGGGCGGAGAACTCAACGATAAGGATTGGTAGAACTTTAAATCTCACCTAAAATTTTAAATTTTCACTTAAAAATAACGGAGATTATCCTATCTTTACCGAATAAGGACTATTTGGAAGGAGATTTCTATGTCTAATGATATAAAGCTGGTCAATAGCTCGGACCACCCGAGACAAGTAACTGAAATCAACAGAAAGCAAAAGGATAAGATAGCAGAAATCATAGATACCAAGCACCGAGAACTTTGGCTTGCGCCAACCCTAGAAAGTTTTATCTATGGAACGACTCGAGCGCTTGATTTTGGGGATTACTGGGGAAGCCTTGGTAAGAAGTTTGGGAATAACTTAAGTGAATGGGAGTGGGCTGTAAATAGAAACGCAGACCTCTTTAACTTCGACGAACTTACTGAAAATGATGATTTTGGTCAGCCACGTTATCTAACGTTTAGAAAAGCGGCTATGCACGTAAACCACAACTCGAGTGATCCACAGCTTGCGATCGGATTAGTGTTTGACGCAACGCTCGTCATGGATAAATATGGAGATACCAATGTTGTTATTCTCTTCGGCATCGATAGACTTAAAGCAGCTGGCATTGCAAGACGACTTGAAACTTACCCCGATCGAGTATTTACGAGCATGGGTTGTTCTATCAAGAGTAGTCTATGTACGGTGTGCGGAAAACAAATAGTAAAAGACTCGGATATCTGTGACTGTTTGAAATATCACAGAGGAAGTCGAGTTAAAGGACGAAGAGCCGCAGAACTCCTCCAGAAAATGGCATTCTACGAGCAGTCGGTTGTTACTACTCCTGCATGCACCAACGCAGCAGTCTTGGACGCTGTTGCCCAGATTATACCTGGGCGGATTCTTAAAATTGCTTCAACAGAAATGGGCGGAGAAGGCGACACTATCATAAGAATAATGGCAAGCCTGCACCAGTCAATTAAGTTGGCGTCCAGCGAGCAAGAAAAGAAAATTCTATCAAACAGGCTCGATGCACTTATAAATAAGTTGGAATCGATGACTCAGGTGGCATAGGCATGACACAGTTTGTTGGAAGAGGACGATACGATGTATCAAACTGGGACCCGTCTCTCGCAGGACAGATGTTGTGGGTTGCTGTGAGAATTGGCGGTCCTATAAAGTCACACGTTGTTCAACTTATCCAAGACAAAATAGAGAACGATCCGTTTATGGGAATCTACCGAATGATAGATGCTCGTAAAACGACCGGAGATAAAATATTTTTGTACATGCACTACACTGAGCGTGTTATTGCGTGGCTGAACTCACAGTCTGCGGGTGCTGCGACACCAAAAAAGGAAGTTGGAGGAACCCAAGCCATCTCCGTGCGCCCAATAGACGAAGATGAGCTCTATCGTTCATTGGATTTTCTTGATCCAAGTACTAATTTTAAACCAAGGTCAAATATCCGAAGATGTTTTAGTGGAAGAGCCTTTAAGGAGCAAGCAGCTAAGGCTGTTGCTCAAATAGAAAAGGAACAACTTAAAATAATTGAATTTGGAAACGCTATCATAAAGTCGGCCATAATTGCAAATGACTTTAGTTCAAATGTGTGGGTATTTGATGTTGATGTTGGGCATTTATGGGGGCTCATACCATCTTCTACTCTTGGAGGAGAAGACACCAACGTAATAACGACAAACGAAATCGATATTATGTCTGAACCAATTGAAGTAACCATACCAGTAACCTTGGCAAACTTAGAAGATACCCCAGGAGCTGTTGATGGGCAGAAAATGTTGGAGTATATAGGCGCTGTTGAAAAATACGCCGAACAATTCGTAACAAAACACTTTCGCAGTCAAAATATACAAAAAGTTGGAGCCGTTGAAGGTGTCCCAAATGTTGTTCAAGTTCCTTCTCCTACTATGGGTGGGTCTGAGGTGGAGCAGCAGCTACAAGAAGAAAGAGCTGAGCCACTTAAATATAAAATTGAAGGATATCGACTCGAGTTCGTGTCTCATGGAGCAGTTAACTTGTTCATTAGTATTTCAGTTGACGGAAAACTCTATGAAGAGAAAGTAGGAATGCGTGGAGAAACCTTGGCGGGGGGCATTTCTTGGGGAGAAACTGCAATTGGGAGTATTCTTACGACCGAGGGAGTTGGGTATCTACTCGCAGAGGTTGAAAAATTTGCGGGAACTACTTTTAATCATGCGCCCTATCGAGCTGAGTCGGTTGTTTCTCGGTATTTCGAAAAAACGATTGATACCGCCGAAGGGATATCGAAGGGACAGTCAACAGGGGCAGACTTCTACGTTGTATATAGCATTGATACTCAAAAATTACTACAGGATAATCAATAATGCCTGGTGGAAAGACAGAATTACTTAAGGAAAACGAACAGTCGACTGGGGTCGGCGCTGATATGTTCATTCGAAAGAAAAAACCAGGTCCCCAAATCAATGTTGGGTATCAAATAGATATATTTGAAAATGGCGTGAAGGTTGATACTAAGGAAGTTCCTCGAGAAGAGGATATAAAGCAATATATAGACGCATATAAAGAAAAATATAATACGACACGTTCGTTCCAAGAGGAAAAACAGCTTCACATTACATATAAGACTAAAGAAGAACGGGGAGAAGCTCCTCCTCCGAAGCAAACACCAGAACCGAAAGAACAACCAGGCGTAGCTTTGGGGGAAAAACCGAAGCCTGAGCCGATAAGAGAGGAAGTCGCTATGGCAACATTAGACCAAGTACTAATAAAAAAGGCCGGAAGGATTGAAGAGTTGCTAAATCGGCTCGTCTACCCGTCGTTGCCTATAAAAAAGCGTGCCGTTGATTACTCAGCGCCCGGATCTCCTCCGACTCCACCAACAACCGGAGTTGCAGAACAACTTCCAGAGACTCCAATTCCTGGAGAAACGACTGAAATCGATACAAACGATGTTGCGAAGCAGATGGTAACGTCTTTGGTTAATTTCTTCTTAAGCCACGGACAGGATGCAACAGATGATCTCTATAATGGAGTAAAAGAGTGGAGGGCAAAAGAAGTTGAACCAATACTCAACCAGGCTTTTGAGGTGTCGTCTGGTGGAGATAGAAAAACAAGCGAAAAAGAGGTATGGAAGATAGTAAAAGACATTGCTTCCTCGGGAGATGTGAACAAGATTCAGCAATTCACTGGAATCAGCATGACTCCAGAAGCTGCACAAAAGATGCAACAAATAACATTGATGCCCTTGGGAGATCGGGGAAAACCAAAGGAACAGCAAGAATCCACCACGGTAATGGAACCTTATGAGAAAGCAGCTTCTCTTATAGAAGAGCAGATGGAAAAAATTCTCGGATCTACACGAGCTAGTGGGGAAAGTGACGCTATCGGGAATGCGAGATCAATGATAAAAGAGATCTTCGGAGAGGATGAAAATGCTCTCGAGGAGTTAGCTAAGAAACTCCCAGATAACTTTTCTGGAGTTGCTGTAGAAAAAGCAATAAAGCAAATGCTACAAGATATTCGTAGTGGGGATGCGGATGTATCCGTTGCTGTGATTGAGGCGAGAGCTAAAGATTTCTGGAAGTACGCCCACTCATTGGGACGCACTACTACCATCGAGCATGTTTTTGAAGAATGGGTCGAAAAGGAAAAGTTGGCCTTGGAAGATGCAGCGCCTGTGTGGATCAAAGCAAGTACAGACATTAACGATATGTTTACGTTACGAAAAGCTTATGCACTTCCTGCTCCGTACTTGGGAGCTGCCTTCAAGCCGGTTGTTGATATGATCATACAATTTGCTCGTGAGCCGAAACCTTCACTAGAGAATGTTGTAGTAGAAAAATTTAAGGACTCTCTCCTTAATTATTGGACCGAGTTTGGTAATGTGGTTGCGTCGAAAATGCCGACACATGCTACACAAACTCCGGCGGAGCAGTCGCTAAACGTTTCGACAGCGATCGCCAAGCATCTGCATAATCTTATATCTGAGAAGGATAATCTTATTCGTGACTTCATCGTTATTCCCGCAGAGCGGGGCGCTGGAGAACGTTTCCGAATTACAGCGAAGAACATAATTTCAAAGATCCAAGGATTGGATTTTTCTCAGCTAGCCACCGAACTTCGGGAAAGGATGAGCAAGGAACAGGCGTTGTCTGAAAGAAGTAAGATTGTTACACAGCCAGCGGAAGATTTGAGTCCAGACGAAGATATTTCAGATCAGAAGTTCTAGCATGTAATATTTGAGATTGACGAGTTCAAATCCGTATTTCTCGAGTACCAGCGCTACAGGACGAGTCATTGGATAGTCTTGCCCATCCTTTACGTGTGCAAACACATCATGCGTCAGTTTTGATGTATCTAACCAGTATCTGTCATTCTTGTTGAAAAACGAACCATGAATATCGTGTTCATATTTAGCAATATCATCTATGAGAAAGCGCACGCATATTTTTAGGTCTGTAATAAACATGGTTATTACTTGCTGAACTTCATCTTTTGAAAAATATTCTTCTTTTGTAAAGAAAACGTTCATATGCTCAAAGCTAACACCGAGAATCTTCTCCACAACTGCTTCCATTCGAAGATGATGCGGGATACTTGTCAGTGCATCCTTTCGGTCAGGGAGCATATACATAATATTCGACAGGATGTCGTCACTCGGAAGTTCACTGAAACGATTGGGAAGTAAATCAAGATCAATAAGGACATCCTTGAAATATACGGTTGGGTTCCACCCCGGATCCAAGTTACTATATGCTACCAGAGACAGCTGTCTTTTAGTATTAAAGTAATAAATCACTGATACGAGAAGATTGGCAAGTTCTGCTCCGCTGGTCGGAGCGTCCTTTTTGGCAGTATACGTCATTTTTTCTTGGAAATTCATATTTTCTGTCTCTACTACTAACATACACCCATTATACACCACTGTCAACATTTTTTCTGAAAAACCTTAAAATTGGACAAATTTTTTGTAATCTTGCTCTTACGACGGTAAGAGGGGTGTGTTATGAACAGCTTAACAAACGACTTCTGGAAACATGTAAGTACAGTCGGAGGACCTGCCGACCTGAGAGATGTTTTTCTTGTCTGGGCTGCCGATCAGCACATGACAATTCCACAAGCAGAGGATATCTGGAAATTGGTATCTGCAGATGTTGATGAGATATTCTCACGCTCAAAGAAGGTGGCGGATATTGAAGTTACGTGGAAAGGCCCCGCAAAAGAACTAGCAGATGTTGGGATTGCTCCGGAAGGAGAAGACGAACAATCGAAAGAAAAAGTTGATGCGCTGTCTGATGACATTGGATCTCCAGAGGGCGTTACCGTCGGTGAGAACGAAGAGAAGAAAGAAGATAAGAAAGAAGATTCCGCAGGCCTGCTTGATTTTCCAGAAATGTCAGAATCAGAAGCAGCACCACCAGCACAACAAAATTTAGGAGGAGGAGCTACCTCTCCAGTAGAAAGTACAAATCCTGACGAGTTGGTTGTTTAAGTTTTAAAGGCGTTTTTAAATTTTTGTAAACATTATCCTTAAATTTTTCAAGGTCATTTGTATATTTGTCCCTTAGCAGAGGATAAACGTTATACCTATGGCTGAACCGACAATCGATTCTTTAGGTGGTGGTGGAAATGCTGTTCCGCCTCTTGCCGGTGAAGGAAGCAAAACACCTCCAACACCAGGGAAAGGTTTAGGCGCAGGAACTCCACTCGGTGGAGGTCCCGCAGTAGAGCCAATGGGGACGGCAGGAGCTCCTCCCACAAGACCGAAGACACCGGATCAACAAGCGGAAGATGATCTTAATGAAAGAGCCGTTCCGGGTCTTATCTCGGATGTCGTCGATGGTCTCCAAGAAATTGGAAAGGGTGCAAAAGAAGAAATCAAAACAAAGTACGCAAATCTACCCAAATCAAAAATATATAGTCTGTTTGACTATTTGTTATCTCTTGGGTGGACAGAGCAGCAGCTCGAGTCAATGGCACGAGAAGCTGGAATGAGTAAGCGACAACTTATCGAGGAATTAGTAAACAAAGTTCAGACTGGTGGCGAGGAAGCTGCCGAGAAATTTTTTACAGAGAAAATACAAGAGAACCAACTACCAGATATTATGCCAAGCGGACCACCGGTTCCTGGTACTTCTGGGGGACCGGCGGGTGGTCTTAAGTCACCACCTCCGGAGATCGGGACTCCTGGAAAAGGGCCAAACCCAACGCTACCTCCTATGCAGGCTAGCCCAGGGCTGCCCCCAAAAATAACTGCTAATTTATCAGACGTAGGTCTGAACGAAATAAATTTCAAAATAAGAGAGGCTGTAATAATGGATAAAGTTATTGTAACGAAAGATGGCACTCTTGAAAAAGTCGCTGACGGTATGAGCGGTGTATTGGAAAAACTCGCACTGGCAATCAGAGACACAAGAACTGCTACCAAGCAACTTGAAGACACAAAGCTCAAGTATGCTGGAACAATTGCTCTGAAGCTCAGAAAAGCTGAATTTCCGGGTGCTGAAAAAGAAGAAGGCGAAGAAAAGGAAGAAGTTGATGAATTCGGTGGAGAAGAGGACCTGGATGAGGGACTCGGCGAAGGCGACATTGACAAGCAGATGGTAACGGATGGAATCGATAAAGTTCAAGAAGGAATGTCGATGATCCAAGATGCTATGGGCGGAGTCGAGCAAGCCCTTGAAGGTCCGGGAGTTTCGTCAGAAGATATGACGAAGGCCGAGCCGATGATGGGAATCGCAGCAGCTACGCTCAATAAAGCAAAAGAAGTTGTGAAGACTGCCAAGAAGGATATGGAAGCTCTGAACAAGAAGAAAGACAAAAAGAAAGTAGATAGCAAGATGCAAAAAGCCATGCTCGGTGGATCTGGAAAGAAGATCGCTGCAGAAGGCGAAGAAGTGAAAGAAGAAAAAGAAGAAGAAAAGAAGGAAGAAACCAGCGAGAAAGACGCAGGTCTTGTCGCTAAGGTTAAGGCTCGCCTCGCTGAATTGAGAGCAGAGAAAGAAGCTAATCTATATCCATTCAACAAGGATCCTTATGGATCGGCTGATGCGAAAGTAGATAACATCAATGCAGAAAATGCAAAACAGCAAGCTTCGACTGCAAACTCTGAAATCAAGGCACAGCCGGTAACAGATAAGGATAATTCCCGAATAAACTCGGAACTCGGCCAAAAAGATCTTCCGTACAAGACGGAAGGAAAAAACACTGCCGATAGTAAAGTTAACATCCCCGATCAAAAGAAAGTCGGATCAGATGTTGAGGACGTTGAGAATGCGTTCAGCAAGTCTAGGCTTGCAGTTGAGCTGGCTTCTCTACAGCAGCTTAAAGGACTCATAACTAACCCATTGAAGGAAGCTTTTGTAAATAGCATGGTTGAAGCAGGTATTAACAAAGAAGCTGCAGAAGGCATCGCTGAAAACGCTTTCATCGACGGATACGAAGCATCGCAGAAGGTTGTTATGAAAGAGGCTTTCGAAACTTTCGTGAAGAAACCATACGAAGACTTCGTAAAGGTATCTCAGTTTACTCAGGATTACACCACTAAAAAAGGTGACGTATTTGCGTCTGTAGAAGATGCAGAAGGTCGTGACAAAACAGCCAGCACCAATCCTCCATTCAGGGGTTCTAAAGTAGGAGATCATGGAGAGGATTACAAGAACTACTGGCAACAAGTTAAGCGTGAAAGACGTGGATTCTAATTTCAAAAAAAGGGGATAAGTTATGACAGTATTACTTCCAGACATAGGTCGTAACGGTATCGTCAATTCCGTCCGTAGGCTTAGCGGTCTAAACAATCCTGGGTACAGAGCAGTTGATTCTGCTGCCGAATTCGTGGCTGGTATGGTTGCTAACCTCGAAGCTGGCGCAAACGGCCCAGTTCTGACAGTCGCAAATAACTCCGACACAGCAATTGTTGGTATTTTCTACTGCCACAAGACCACTAGCTTTTACAGGCCGATTATTGAAGAGTCACAAACATTCGGAACTTCACCGAATAGTTCGACCGTTGCTTACCTCAACCATGCAAATCTCAAATCGAGTGCAACCACTCTGGTTACAGACTCGACTGGGAACACAACATACGTTGATGGAGACGACTACGATCTAAGCACAACAAATGGAACGATTTCTCTGGCAGGACGTTCCGGACACATTGGTGGAACAGACACCATTCTGATCAGCTACCTGTACTTGGATCCAAACCTATCAGGTATCGATCAAACTCTAGGCTCTGGCCTTGCTGCAACACTCGAAGATAGGGGAGAAATCGCAACCCTTATTTACGATCCAGCACAAACCTACACACTCATGGGTTCTCTGTATTCAGATGCAAATGGATACATCACCGCAACGAGTGGTGGTATTGTGATCGGAAAAGTTACAAAGGTTCCGACTGCAGAAGATCCAGAACTTCATTTCAAGTTAACGGTATAGGGGGATGACTATGTGGGCTAAAGGTATGGAAAAGAAAAAAATAGCATCCCTCTCCAACCAAGACGAGAGGTTGCTAGATCCAAAAGCATATGGTGGAACCGATTCGCAGGGCCGTGTCGTTGAGTCGAGCGAGAAAATGTTCGATGCAAAGGGCCAGCTCAATGCGTACGACCACAAAGATGTTGTTACTCAACAGCAAAGATTTGCTGAGTTGAGAGACAAGTATCAGAAGCGAGAGGGTAATTCTAACTTTTACTCTCCTGCAGAAAAACAGAGAATCGTTGAGAATGCATTCGCCGGTGACGAAGCTGAGCGTATGAGATTCGGCGCAGAGATGATTCCTCTTATCATAGATCGTCTTGACTACGAGGGTTTCATTCGTCAGGTCTTCAAGACTCACGAAGTCGCTCAAGGTCAGATCATATCCTATGAAAAAGACGTAAACGTAACAGCCCTGGTTATTCAGGAAGATGGCCAGACCATCGAAACTGTAGTGAAAGGAAATCGTGTGTTCCCATACGAATTCTGGGTAACTGCATTCCCGAAGATCAACATGGCTGAAATCGCACGTCGTCAGTACGATATCGTTGACCGTACTCACGATAAGGCGACCTTCCAGATCATGCTCCAAGAGGACCGTGCTGGATTGGCAGCGCTTTATCAAGCTTCGACTCTGGAAAACAGCCAGATCAGCATTTCGTCAACGATCAACAAAACCGTTCTTGAAAACCTCCAAGTTGAGGTTGAGAGACACAGACTCTTGGTTGACAAGTTCATCATGAATCGTGCTGAACTCGGCGACCTGAAAAAGAACATCAACGCAATCGATTACGATCCAATCACTTCCAGAGATATCCTGATGACTGGTATCTTCGCAAGTATCTGGGGAGTAAACATCTTCATCAGCGCTGGTGTGGACGAGCAAGGAATACAGAACGTTTCTGTTCCTCCTGGAGTCGTGTTCGCAGTGACTGAGGGTCGTTACCTTGGTGCAATGCCGGTTCGTATCAGCCTCACCATGCTTCCTGCAGATGCATTCGTATTCGGTAAATTCCAGTACGGATACCTCTTCGGAGAAATGATTGGTATGGCTATTCTTAACGCTCGCTCAGTCGCATGTGGTGTTAAGACTAGTGCAACAATCCCAAGCTGGATGGCCTGATCCGGTAGATAGGTAAAAAAATAAAATTCCTGGGGGAATCTAGTTCCCCAGGAATTTTTTTGGTCGATAATATACTTATACGTATATTAAATATAAGGAGAACAACATGGTCGTACAAATTACGCAGTTGGTGTGTTCTAGATGCTTATATACTTGGTTTCCTAGAACTCTTGAAAATCCGAAAGTTTGCCCCAGATGTAAAAGTTATAAGTGGGAGGACAAGAATGAGAGAATACTCAAAAGCTCAGCTGGCGAGAAAAGATCTGCATCTCATAAGACAGCAAGATAAAATAGTTAGTCTATATATTACGGATGGGTGTAATTGTAAAACTATAGCAAAGAAACTTAATGTGTGTACAACGTCTATTTCAAGGCTACTTAAGCGCAATGGTATTGAATTGAGAAGCATGTCCGAGTCCAGGAGAAAGTATAACATTAACGAAAACATATTCAATTCTATAGATTCTAAGGATAAGGCTTACTGGCTTGGGTTACTCTATGCAGACGGTTACCACAATCCAAACAAGCATGAAATTGGAATATCTCTTCAGGAAGGAGATGCAGTTCTCGTTGAAGGACTTAAGAAATTCATGAGTTACACAGGACCAACAAAAACAATTGAATTTCGAAAGCATCCGACTTGGAAAACACAAAGAAAGCTTATTGTTACAAACAAGAAGATGTCAAAAGATTTATTGCACCACGGCCTAATTCACGAAAAAACATTAAAAATGACCTTTCCGAGATGGCTCAAGGAAGATTTGTTATCCTCGTTTATTCTCGGATATTTCGATGGGGACGGGACTCTTAGTTACAATGAGGCACGAGGGCAGCTTCGTTGGCAAATTGTTGGAACAGTTGACTTTATAGAATACATTCGTAATTACTTTTATCTTAATCTAGGAACCGGCATGATTAAGTATTCAGATGTTAGAACCAAGAACAAAAAGGTTGTTGTACTCAGATATTTCGGAAATAAGCAAGTTCGACGGATATGTGACTGGATGTACGCAGACGCCAGAATTTTTTTAAAACGAAAAAAGGATAAATTGATGCTAATTCGCCCTTAAAACTGGACCCCGCTTCGGTATACTTTTAAGTTAGAAACTAATTAAAAAAGAGGTAAGATATGAACATCGATTTTAAATCCATCAATAAAAAATGGCTTTCTATCGCTATAGTATTGGCTGTGGTAAACCTTGTGGG